AGAGTTGAAGATGTATCATCTACACCAGTCAAAGCGTTGTTACCATTAAGAGCAGGAGCGTAGTCAAGAACGCCAGCCATACCTAGAGCAGAAGCAACGTCTGCAGAGCAGATCAAGATGTTACCCTTCCCACGACGAGTTTGCTGACCGATAGCGTTAGCATCTCTTTCTATCTGGAATAGAAGTCCTTTGAATTTCTCAACTGACCATCTACCATTAGAGTCAACGTCAAGGTCGAAAATACCAGCGTTAGCAGTATTGTTCTGAGCACCAGCAACAGCGTTTGTGTAGATAGTTCTAACAACTTCTCTGTTGATTTCAGCAAGAACTTCAGTAGAAAGAATGTTAGCAAGTTCTTGCTCTGCATCCAATCCATGAATAGCCTTGAGGTCTTGAGCCATCTCGATGCTGTACTCAGCTTTCAAAGCACGTGCTCTGGCTGTTACAGTCACCTTCTCGATGGAGAAGCCCATCTCTCTGAATTCATTGGTGTTTTCAGAGTCGTCAAGTCCTTCAACGGTAGCCGTTGTCATACCTGTAGCATCACCTGTCTGCTCATAAGTGCCAGCAGGGCTGTCATTTAGAAGTCCAGGGTTGTTACCTTGAGCATCGTTTGTTCCATCAGATGCATTAGTATCATACTCAGCTAGGTCTTGACCAGCACCACCAGAGAAACCAGCGTTAGGCTCGTTAAACATTGCCTCACGATAGTTACCACTAGCAGGAGCACGCTCAGTACCGTAGTTAGTTCTCATTGCAAAGATAAGTCCTGTAGGACCAGTCATTGGCTGAACGCCAGCAACGTCGTATGCAATTAGTTGTGGCATTGAACGTCTAATAAGACTGATCAATACGGGGTCGAAACCAGCAACTGGACCTGTAGCGGTTGAACCACCACCATATCCACCTGTTCCGACTGTTTGAAGAGTTTCAGACAATACTTGTCCTTCCTCTTTTAATGCTATTTCTTGGTTCTCAAGAAGTTGTGCGACTACGCCTTTCTTATATGTGTCCTCGATCTCTGGAAGAGCGTCGTGGTTTAGAACGGGTGCCCACTTTTCTTGGAGTTGTTTAAGTGACATTTTTAATCCTTAAAAAAAGTAGTTGTTTATTAATTATTTGGACCAACGTGCGATCTGATCCACGTATTTCGACATGGTAGTGCTCGCTGTGTTTTCTACCAAAGGTTCTGAACTTTCTTCGGTGGGTTCGGTAGTAGTATTTACTTCCTCAGCCTTCCTAGTGAAATATGATTCCTTGATAGTTTCGACTTTAGATTTAAAGTCAGCTTCATTTTCAAACTCAACACCCTCTGCTAAAGAAGCAAGCTTCTCTTTTTGTGTCTCAGCGAGACCTGCAGCGCATTCGTTCACAATTTCCATTTTAACAAACTCTCCAATTCTCCTATTCAAAGAGACATTGGAATCGATTTGCTCATTGAGTTTACTTTCCATTTCATCAAGTTCACCTGCCATTCCATCAAGCAGGTTGAATTTATCTTCAGGAACAGTAAAGTTGTGTTCCGTGAAGAGTTCTTTTAGACCGTTAAAGAATGACTCAGCCATCTCAGTCTTAATACCGTGCTCAACAGCGAGAGAATTCTCTTTGATCCACTGTTCAGCAGCATAAGATAGATAGTCATCAACTTTTTCAGCCAATTCTGTTTTGATTTTCTCGACTTCTTCAGTCAGAGTAATTTCAAATGCTTCGGTTAACGCTTTGCTTTCCTCATTAACACGTGAGGTAACAGCAGCTTCAAAGATAGTTACTGCCCTGTTTCTGAACTCTTCTGAGAGTTCTTCACCAGCGACAAGAGCGTTAACATCTTCAGTAAAGTCGTACTTGGCTTCTTCTGGCTCTTCTGAGATTGTTTCCCCATCTTTGTTCTCCACGTCATCGAAGATTTTTCCTGATAGACCTGCGCCTACGTTAGATGTGGATGCATCTGAAGGCTTCGTCTTAATAGACTTATCCTTTTCTACTCCCACTGGATTAGAGGCTTTCGCACCAAGATTCTCAGTTCCTTCAGGATTTCCTTTACTATCAGATCCACCGATAGCATTAAAATTACCTTGGGAAGTGTCGATCTTTTCTCCACTCGTAGCACCTTTTGTTATAGCGGCGGTACCAGTAGCTGCGTCTTCGCTCACTTGTTCCATATTATCTAACTCTTTATTAGAGGTCTCAGACATTTGTTTAAACTCCGATTGCATTAGCGTTTATCTAGTTTTATTTATAAATCAAATACTCTTTAAAAACTTCTCGAATGCGGAAAGCTTTCTTTCTTGAAGATTTATAAGAGTTGCTTGGTCAATTTCAGTCTTAATTTCCGCAACAGCAGCTTCTTTTAAGATTCCATTATTCCAAACCCATTCCTTTCCTTCCATGATTCCATTGACGAAAGCATCTGGGGCAGAAGGGTCTGCTACTATATCAGCAGCAGTTGATAGCATGAAGTCATCCTGAACAATATTAGAATTGTTTTCTTTACGTAATGATCCCATACCTCTCGATGAAACACCGAGACTTACACCTTCACCTAAAAGTGATGATGCAATTTTACCCATAGGGGTATCAAGAATCTTTGCACGTCCGATGAAATTCTTTCCATCTTCTCTTAAAGATTCAATTTTATGTGAAACCCTGTCAAGGTTAATTGATGGACCGTCTGGATGACCTAGTTCTCCAAGAGCACGACCCTTTTGGATCTGTCTCTCATCATACTTGGCAACCTCACGCTGAAGAGTTTTGAAAGGATACATCCTTCCATTCTTATTTGTGATTTCGGATTGTAAGAAAATACCTTCTATGAAGTGTGCTTTCTTGCCGTTCTTTTCTTCAGTAATAAATTCTACTGATTCGATTTCTTCAGCTATCAGTCTCATTGTTGGGTTCCTCTACAGGTTCTTCGACAGGTTCTATAGTTGCTTCTGGTTCTTCAGGTGCTTCATGTGGCATTCTCCCATGAACGGGTTCAACCTTTGGTTCACCTTCATCTCCATCAGAGACTACTTTATCTTCAAGATCATCAGCAACTGCTTGTGCAGTTTTATCTAGATCAAATCCCATCTGTGCTGCAAACTCCAACTTTTGCTGTTGTATTGCATCATAGGCAGTAGCAGATAATGCATCATTAGTTGCATCAACGGCTTTTGCTTTTTCGTCAGAAAAGATATGATTGACGATTGTTTGCGCTATTTCGCTAGGCATAATGTACTCCTATCATAATATATTTAGTATTTAGAACTCTCCGCGCTTAAGATCAGACGGATCAATTTCGGACTTTGGGTCGGGGGTGCCTCCTGCAGCTGCTGGTTCTGCCCCCATTTCACCTTCCATCCCAGGCATCATACCGAGTTCCATTGCCTGAACTTCAGCAGGATCCATAATAGTTCCATCGGCAATTTCTTTCTCAATCTGTTTATCGATCTCTGCGATCTCTGTATCAGTTTGTTTAAGAACTTGTCTACGGATATACTCTGCTGAGAAGTATTTCCCAACATAAGGATCCATTTGATTGACTTCATTAAGTCTCTCATTACGAATCTCAATCTCTTTTAGTTCTGTGAAGTAGTTATCAGCGATATAATCAAACTGAATATGCTCCTTCATATCTTCCCATTCTTCAATGGAAATAATACCCTTAAGAATCAATTGAGTTTTGAGCAAGTCTACGAATAATTCAGAGAATCTCTTACGTAAACGTGACACAAACTTTTGGAATTTAACCTCGTCCCTAGTGATTTCAGCAGCACGACCTATGTTAAAGGTAGTCTCTGTTTCTAATCTAGAGTTAGGAACGTTAAGTGATTTATATAATTTCTTCTGGAAGTACTTAACATCTTCTAATTCACCCAGGTTTTGTCCACCAGGTAAAGTAGTGATCTCTGTTCCTCTACCACCTTCACGTCTTGGAAGCCAGAAGTCCTCCAACATAGACATGAACTTCTTATCATCCTTGACTTCACCAGTGTTAGAATCGTATACAAGTTTGTTTCTGTAACGACCCATTACTTCACGAAGGTATTGCTCTGCCTTATTCTTAGGTAGATTACCTACATCAATATAGAAAATTCTTCTTTCTGGTGCTCTTGATAATCTGTAGATAACAAGAGAGTCTTCAATCATTCTAAGTTGATTGACTGCCTTAATGGCTTTGTGTAAATGAGACAAGACCATATTCTTATTAAGGTCTTGAATACCAGAGTGACAATATGTAATTGAATCTGGTGCTATTTTTAATCCTTGATTGGTAGAATTCCTAAGACCTTTAGGATTATACAAGAAATACTCAGCACTCTTTTGGGTAAGTTGAGTATTTAAATCCGCATTTCTTAATTGTTCTGGTTTCTTTTGATCAAATTCTGTGACCTTACGAACTTTACGAGGATCGATATAACGTAGTTCTATTAAACCTTGACGTGGTTTCTTAGGGTCTATTACCTTATGATAAAAAAGTCTTCCATCAACATACCATCGACGGAAGATCTCATATGATCTATTTTCAAAATCTAGTAGTCTAAGTATCTCTTGAAACTCTTCTCTAATTAATTTCTTAATCTTTTCAGATGTTTTTAAATTCGATAACTCAAGTTCAACTGGTACATCATCAAAATTACCACATATAGTTTCGTTGACTACATCGTCAACTGCACTATCACATTCTGGTTGTAGAACCATCTCTCTATAACGAGTGATTAGTTCATATTCATTCCTGATCTGTCCATCAAAGTCAACAGAATAGCCATAGTAACCACCGCCTACAACGGGTTGTGACCCATCTAGGCTATCCTTCTGAACAAAAGAAGGCCCCTTGGGAACCTTCTTTGCTCTCTGCAGTGAAAAACCGAAGAGCTGTTGTGCCATTATATTCTAATGATTGGTCCTGACTTATTTAGGCTTTAGTCAGAAACGAGATCTGGCATCCAGTACTGGACTTGTAGCTCCACTGTGAACTCTTCAACTGCATCATTGTTTCCGTAATCCAGATCAATTGCAGCGATGTTACTTGGGAACACGTTATAGAACTTGTAAGACTTGAGAATCTTAGGTGTATCTCCTGCCTTCAGATCTCTTGCTAACTGATGAACCTTCATGTCAGCGAAGTAACCAGAACTATCAGACTTGTCTCCAAGACCTGCAGCAGCAGTAAAGTTCTCGTTATATGCTTGTATAGAAGAAGCCCAAAGTTCAAATGCTGTTCTGATCTTGAACCTACTGTCATTCATAACAGTAATTGTCCAAGGCTCGAACGTTCTGTCTCCAGCAATCTTAAGTGTTCTTCCTCTGAAAGGAACTTCAATAACTCCAACCTGTGATGAAGGAAGGTTAGCGGCGCGAACCGTAAACTTACCCAAATCTATAAGGTCAGCACCTTGAAGGATATCCGCAGGGAATGCCAAATCTACTTGGAATAGGTTTGGACGGGCAAAGTCTGACGCGACGTTTGCCTTAAAATCATCAATAGTTCCTCTTTTTGCCATTGGTAATAATACTTTTCCGTCAATTATATTTAGAATAATGAATATTTTCAGGCATTAAAAAAGCACCCCTGAAGGGTGCTCCTTTAAAATATCCAGTCCTAGCTGGCAACCTCACCGAAGCTAACACCAGTACGGGTAGCAACGAAGGTTAGAGTAATGTAGTTAATTGTGCGAGTTGGCTTCAGATAAATTTCCGCATAGAACTCACCACGGTCTACTGCTTCGGGCGTATTGTTTGAGGAATCACACTTAACAATGAAGTCAGTTACACCACGACGACCTTGAACATCTCTTAGATAAGGTTCGATGATGTTAACGAATAGACTTCTTTGTGACTCATCGTTTTGCTCGAAGAGTTGTGCTTTAGCAGCACCAGAGATAACTCTTTCAACAACCAAGAACAAGCGACGAATGTTAATACGGTCGAATGCACTGGCGAATCCAAGAGCAGTCTTATCACCGAATAGTACCACACCCTGACCAGGGAAGGCTACTACTGGGTTAATTCTATTTGCATAGAGTGTATCACGCTGTGACTTAGTTGGTGTGTATGCAAGTTTAATAGCATTTCTTAGAACACCACGTTGGAATCCAGCAGGTGAGAACCAAGGTTCTGCAGTCTCTGTTGTCTGTAAGCAAAGTCCAGCAACGTCACCATTACAAGGGATGTAACGATAAACATCATTATACTTGTCGTAGATATACTTGTATCCAGAATCAAATACCATGTAAGAAGAACTTGGTAGTTGCTTGAAGAAACTAGTTATGTTTGTAGTAACAGTTGTATTGCTACTTACACCAACAACGTTAGCACGTCTAGGTGAAACAAACATCATGCAGTCACGACGCTCTTCAACGATGTTGACTAGTGAAGTAATCTTAGCAAGAGCAGAAGCATCATCTGTTCCAGAAGGACCAGTTAAGATGAAGTCAATTGTTTGTGACTCAGGATCTTCTACTAACTGATAAGCAGTAGAAACGTCTGTGTTAGAAACTGTGTAAGTACCACCACTGGTAGCATAATCAGCACCAGATCCTAAACGATAGTAGTAAGTTGCGTTGTTCTTAGAACCAACAGTTGAACGTCCAGCAGGATAATCTACAGAACCAGTAGCAGAACGTAGTAAGTTAAACTGACGGTTAGAAGCAGACTGTCCCCATACACCATCAGAAGGAGTTCCAGTAGCAGAGAATGTTGTTGACTCGTGCTCACCCCAATAGATATACTCAGACTTTTGCTTAATAACTTCAGGATAGTAGTTTGTTTCTCCTACAGAAGTCTTAGCATCAATTGCTTTAGAAAGACCTACATAACGCTCAAGTAAAGCACCAACTGTTCCTGTAATCTTACCATCAATGTCAACTACAAGAAGATGAATTTCGTCACGATATCCACCATTGCTATTAGCAAAGAGTGAAGTCTCTGGACGTGGAGCAACATTGATCCACTTAACACCAGGAAGATACTCACGTTCTGCATAGTCATCACGAACAGAAACTATAGCAGCAGCAACTGAGTTTGTATCAGCAATACTATCAGCAGCAGCAAATGCAATCTTACCTTTGTCACCAGCAATATACAGACGACGCTCAATACCACCAGTTGCGATATCAGCAGTATTAGTTCCTTGTGTAATTGTCTGAGCATCAGCAATGATACCAGTTACACCACCACCAGGAAGTGAAATCTCAAGATACTTATTAGTAGGATCGTAAGCAAGAACAGTAACGGCTTCATTAGAACCACCAATACTGATCGTAGTAGCATCACCAGGAGTGAAGTCACCAACAATACTTGTTAGTGTTAAGCGAATGGCATACTTGAATACTTTACCAGTAGCACCTGAAGTTGCAGTTAAAGCAGCATCTGCAACAAACTCATATTCGTTACCTGATCCAGGAGCAGGGATGACAGCAATTTGATCTGCACCAGCGTCAGTTACGAAAACACCGATTGAATTTCCTTTGGTACCAGCAGTTCTTGATGACCAGTTCCAGTTATTATTTGCGGTTTCGTATGTAGTCTCGTAGTCTTGTAAATTCTTAATTAGTGGAGCAGTTCCAGTATCAACTGCATTCTTTAATGCTGTCGATGATACGCGGACTGTCTTAAGTGTTCCACCATATGCTAGATATTGCGATGCTGTGAACCAATACTCATAGTTGTAATCATTTGGTTCGCCAAACTGTTCAGCAAGTTGCCTCTCACTTGAGACCTCAACGATTTCTTCTACAGGTCCCAGTTCAAAGGGTGCTGCAATTACGCCAACGTTTGCAGTCGATACGGTAGAGACTGTTGTCAGATCCCTTTCCTGAATAACTACACCAGGCGATGATTGATTGGCTGCCATGTTTATATACTCCTAGAATGCCTTAGCGGTTGTCTAGGATTATTTATATTTTTGAAACGTTACCTGAAGTCTAGCATGTGAGCGACATCCCCGTACTCCGCGACCTTCCATACATCACCCTGGGCATCTGCAAAAACTTCTTCTTCTTGCCCATCTTGAATGAATCCAAACGGTGCCATATCTTGTTCTATGGAATCTCTTTGATCCGCATATATCCTTGCTCGGACATCATTATCATGCATCTCCTTAAAGTATTCTTGCATAGCCATCCACCCAAAAATAACCAAGCACATAGCAAGGTCATCATGACATCCATCTTCTGCTTGGAATGATTGTCCTTTCTGAATGAATGTAGTTAGCTCCGCAATCGTATCATAATCTGGTATCATTAATTTATCATCTTCTATTAATGCTTTTAAGTTTGAACATCCTACCTGTTTTACAGCAGTGCTCATCTTGACACCCAACTGGGTTTTCTTACCAGAGAATCCTTGACCAAGTTGTTGACCTGCTCTACCTCTCATAGCAGCCATCAAGAGGTTCTCATACTCTAAATCAAATTGAATTATATCTGCAACCTGACCTCCTATATCATTCACCTCACATAGAATGTATGCATTATTATAATTTTTAGCAACATCAACTATTATATTTGGTAGGACTATCGGTTTAATTTCATTATTTTTATATCTTGCTACCATCTTATATGGTAACGTTGTAGTATCCATTACAGCAAAGGCTGAATAATCACCCCCAATGCCACGAGATACATCAACTGTAACAATATAATTATTTTCTGGTTCTGCTTGCTCATAAACTGATAACCCTCGATTAGTTACAATGGGATCAGTGTATGCCATAGTTCTCAACTTACTAGGAGAAATAAGAGTATCAACAGATCCTAAGAATTCACATTCAAACTCAACTTTAAACTGGGACTCTGATGTATTAGCAATGGTCTGTTCTTTCCACGCAGCATCTCTACCAGGTATTTGAGACCAATGAACTTCAGTAGGAACATATAGATTACTTCCTCTTTCAGCATCATGCCACAGTTTATAAAACTGATTCATCCCGTGAGGGGTAGAAATGATAATAACTTTGGTTGATTGGCCAGAAGAAATAGTAGGATATACAGATGCAAAAAACTGCTCAGCAATATGATTCGGAACAAACGCAAATTCATCCAGAAATATAATGTTAAAGGACATGCCGCGAACAGCAGAAGCACTAGTACTTGAAGCCAGAATCTTACTTCCGTTCTCCAACTCCAAGCTTCCCTTGTTCCACCCCACGATACCTTGTTGCAACCATCTAGGAAGATTTTCGTAAGAAAGTTGTAACCTTCCCAACATTTCTCTTGCAGTGGGTGCTTTGTTGGCGAGGATTGCGACATTTACATTAGCATTAAAAAGAACATACCATAATAGGTATGCAGTAACAATCGTAGACTTACCTGACTGACGTGGTAGTTTACATATATTAAATCTATGATCATGGAATTTACCAACCATAGATTCTTGGAAGTCATACATTCTAAAAGGTATAACACCCTCATCCAAAGATACAATTTTAATATACTTACGAATAAAATGTATTGGATCTTCAGCGCACTTTAAAAATTCAGCAATCTGCTTCTTAGTGAAGTTCTGAGCAACGTTTGCTTTTTTAAGATTAGGATTACCTAAGTATACTTCAGTGTTCGTCGTCATATTTTTCTAGGGGCCAGGAAATAATAAGTCTTTGACATCTTTCGCCTTTCATATCAAGAGTTTGTTGCTCAAGACTCGTCCAGTGTCCCAAACGTTCTCCTAATCTCGCGTAGTTCTTCAAAGTCTTTCTGCTTAGTTCCTCCGTCATATGCCCAAGCATAGCCCTCCGTAATCATTTGTTCGTTTAAGGAAACTGTATCCTCATTAATATATAACCATCCTAACAGACGACCATACTTACCCATGCCACCTACAAGTTCAGTTCTAATAGTGAGTTCATCACCATCACCTGCTATAGTATCTTCTAATTTTTTCTTTAACCAATCAGTAGCATCAAGTCCTAATGCCTTCTCTTCTAAATCTCTAGTTCTTTTTTCTGGAGTATCAACTCCTGCAATTCTTACCCGTTCTTTTTTGAATAAATCGAATCCAAGATCGATGGTGACATCTA